TATTGATCACAGGAATCATCCAGTCATCTGTACACACCAGATTAGTAGGATACATAATCTGGTTTGTATTCAGAATCCATCCCTCTTGATATACGCCACTCGAGCGCAATACAGGGAATCCTGATAACTCTTTTATATAAGTCATCAGTTGTCCAACAATAGGATGTGCAAATGCATCCTTCATTCTCACCATTTTATTTGTATGCATATAGGCCCTACAGTCACGGATAGCTGCATTCTTATGCATGGGACAGTGTTTGAGGCCGAATAACTTCTCTGTCTCCCGAATCATTGCATCTGGTGCGCCGCAGTAGAAGCAAGACGTCGTCGTCATTATAAGATTTCTGGGGACGAGGCTATTATAGGATGGATTCTCCATTCGTAACATGCAAGTACAGTTGGGGGGCGACTTCAAATTTTAGGTATTGTGCACGCGATTTAAAAGCTACACTTTTAAAAATAGTAAAAGTATGGAGCCGATACTCAGTAAGGAGCAATCTATCATTATTTATAGAAGTTCTCATTTACTCTTTGTTCCATCCGCATTAGCTTTTTACAATGGATACTACGATCTAGGCCTCTGTAACAGTGGAATATTATTAACATCTCTAAATTTTTGGAAAAATCCTGTGTACGGATGGCAACGAAATCTAGATATAGTTGTAACAAAATCGTGTGTTTTATTTCAGACTATCAGGGCCTATAACTCTGATAACTCCACCCTATATTATTTCTTTATTTCAAATACGTTGCTCTTTTACTTACTTGGTATGTATTTTCATTATGTAAGAAAGGATACATGGAAATCAGTGTATGCGCATACCACATGCCATGTTATGGGTAATATAGCAAGTATTATTTTATATTCAAGTATTATCCAGTATTCTTAATCTTTTTTAGTATTAAACTAAACCAATAGAGCTGTAAAAGATAAAGAGGGACACCTAAAAAATAAATGATAGGTGATCCCCTAGAATATAAGAGATACGGAAATAATATAACACGAATAAATGTCCAATAAGAAACTGCAGCAATCTGAACTGATTTATATAAGAGATTCTTTGGATATTCAAACTTTTCAAGGCACCAAACAATTGTAAAGAATGGTGCAGTTGATTCAAGTATACATGAATAAGAAGCGAACGTTTCTAGATCTTCTTTTGGTGAATAGTCTTTTGCTATAAAAGAAAGTATGCAAATTATATGATGAATATACATTTCATATGATCTTACATAAAATGGCATATAGAGTAATTCATATATCATATAACCTGTTATTTGGCTTGTTACTCTCAGAACATCATCTGTTTTCATATAAAGTCCATTATAGACAATAAAGAGCTGAAAGAGAGAAGAAGAAATACGATTTAATAATTCATACCTATGATGTACTTTTAACTTCCTATAGTTTTCAAGTGGAGATAGAAGGTTGTATGATAAAAAAGTATTCAAAAAAAGAACCGATGGCACTATATATAGTCCTTCCATTAGATGTAAAAGTAATAAATTTTTAGGCCCAGACACTATTCAAGAAGAAAAAAGGGATGTGGTGTGTGGATTTAGACCGGGTTTGGGCTATTTAATCATATTTAAAAGTTTAACTAATAAACTAAATAACAGAATGTCGCAACACCTTCGTATGGGTGCATTAAATAAGGAAAATAACAAATATGAAAAACCAAGTACAGCAGATAAAAAGAATAAGTATATATGTCCAGAATGCAAAGGGGATGTTATAGTCAAGAAAGGTACTATAAAAGTTCACCACTTTGCCCACAAAAGTCAGGAAGATCCGTGCATATATTATAAACATCCTAGTGAAACACAAATACACAAAGATGCAAAAATGCTAATGAAGAATATACTAGAAAGTAAACGAGTTTTGTCTTTCAATAGATATTGTTTAGATTGTGAGAAAGCAGTTAAAAAGATTGTAGTTGATGCATATACAGAAAGTACAAAGATAGAAGTGGAACATCGATTTCAATACAATGATGCTTTACAAATAGCAGATGTTGCATATTTAGATAGTAATGAAATAAAGTTTATCTTTGAAATATGCCATAAACATAAAACACGGGCCGAAAAGCGCCCCGAACCATGGTTTGAAATACAAGCTTCATCATTTATAAATTCAATGAATGATAATAATGATAAGATAATTTGTATTCGTGAAGAAACCTGTGAAGAGTGTGTAAGAAGAAGAGAATTGCAAATAAAAGAGGAGGAAGAAGAGAGAAAAAGGAGAATTGCTGAAGCAGAGGAATGGGAACGAGATAGACCAAAAAGGGAGGAAAGGAGAATTGCTGAAGCAGAAGAAGAGAGAAAAAGGAGAATTGCTGAAGCAGAAGAATGGGAACGAGATAGACCAAAAAGGGAGGAAATTAGAAGAAATATTGCTGCAAAATTACAACAAAGAAAAGATAGATATAGGCATGTTGCGATTAAAATAAAAGAAGATGCAGAGAAAAGACGTAAAATACTGGAAGAACAATATGTTAGTTATTCTCAATAACATCCACACGTAAACTAAATATATTATTTTCCACTTTAATTCCTATTACTAATCTGTTTCTTCTGATTCTATTTCTTGCGAATCATCTTTATCTATCCACCATACTCCATCTACCAATTCAAAAAATTTCTGTACTTCTGCAAGGGTTACTCTAAAGAATTCCCTCTGAGGATTAACTCTCTCTGTATAACGAGAAAGAAGCTCGTGGATAAGTCCCTCTTTTATCTTTGGATTTGATACTTGTTTTGCAAAATTAATGTAATAAGGTGTGGGTGGCTTAAATGTATCATGTTTATTTGCATCATTTAAACGATCCTTTGGACTTCTTGAAGTCATACCAATTTTTACTATACCAGGCATAGAAGGATTTGACATACAATAAATATAGCCTTTTATCTTTGTTATAACAATTTTTTTACTTTTAAGAGGAGATATTCCTCTACAATGTCTATTAATTACTTCTTGATATAATTTACTTTTCTGATATAATTCATAACCATCGATATTAGAAAAATTATTTTCTAATTTAAGAGTTACAATTCGTGAAGCAATTCCACCAGGTGTGCGTTTATGTAACTTACTAATTTGAAATATATCTAGTTTATCATTGACATATTCTTTTTTAAGATTTTCATTTTCTTCTGTAGACCAAGGTAATCCTGAATTTATATAATAACTCATTGGTTCTACGTTAGTTTCACATGATTGCATGTATTTCATAATTAACTGCCTTTAACCTCACACCTTCAAAGGTAACCCCTTGTGCTTCGTCTTGATACTCTCCACCGGCCGGTAGAACCACCGCTTTCCACCCACCTTCTTCGCATTCATCCAGCGCAGCAACAAATCCTTCAGGGCACACGCACGCACCGCATTTCGAGGGAACTCCTGCCACTTGTGCTCCTCAATGTACCGGATCTTCCGTTCATGGCTCGTTCTAGCCAGCTCCTTCAGCAGATCGGCCACAACAGCCGGCCGCAGCTCCCCCAGCGTTCCCACGTCCTTCTGCACGCTCTTCTTCTTCATCCGCCCTTTCTCCTCATACTCTTCTTCAACGACGCGCAGATCCGTGCTCAGCACAATCTGCCGCTCATCATACGACTCAAGGATCTTTCCAATCTCCACTAGCATCTTCACGTGGAACGACACAGTACTAATGTTGCCACACTCACCACCCTTCTCAGGCTTTCCACCCACCGCGGCCACCTTCTCGTTCGTCTTGAAGATCATCTCCCCCTTTTTCGGCACCATAAAGCCATAGATGCGTCCTGTTGTTGTAGTATCTGCAGGAGCAAAAGTATCTGCATCGAGAACCCGCGTAACCGCCTCAGGGCACGCGGCCCCGTCTGCGCAGATATACCGAAGCCCAGCCGTTGAAAAGTCGATGTAACGGAAGGTATCCCGTTTCAACACTTGCTGCTTCGCGATCTCCAAGGTAATCGCCTCTCCACTCTTCACAAGCGACTGCTGCTCCTTCATCGTAAGAATCTCGTCCCAGACATATTCTAGCACAGTTCTCTCCAATGCCACACAACTGTCCACATGCCCCTTGATCTTCTCATAGATCCACACCATTGTCTCCACCTGCTGCTTCGCCTTGTGCACCTCTCCCTGGTCTCCCGAATACCGTTTCTCCATCTCCGCCATAATCTCATCGGGCAACTTCGTGCTCGCGCTCGATTCGCCTATCGCCTTAGCCCAGACCATGAAGAGGCCCCAGATACCAATGTCCTCGCGAGCCCGAACAAGTGTGGTTACCGTCGTATCGGGTAGATAGACATCCCTCTTTACAGGATAGTTTGCAACACGCAGTGCAAGAGGAATGCTTCTGTCCTTCAAGAAATCGGGCTGGAATAGATAGTATCCATTTCTGTAAATGATATACCCCTCCTTTCCCGACGGGCTCGTAACACGGAACGACTGATTTCCCACAATTCCAGAGAGGATGCTGGAGAGAGCAAGTGGCGGTACCCCAGACAAGTTGTCGTGCAGCTCATCGAATTGGTACGAGACCTGTATGGCAAACAAGTTCCGAATTACACGCCGAATCTTAGCCTCATGGGCCCGCGCAGCATACTCATCATACGTGGATGTATCGGCATCTTTCAGTTCGCGAAGAGGCGCCCTCTCCTCTGTTTCACTCTTTCGGCAGATATAGTCGCACGACTCGATCCAGTCGCAGATACTTGTATAGGGAGTATCCGTAACAATCACTTCCTTACGAAGAGGATCCTGGTAGATGCCCTGGGAATCAATATGCTTCTGGGAAGGCAAAGATCCACTAGGAATCTTAATGGCATCAATATTCAAATTGCAGTCCAGTGCATATTCTTTGAGAACACGAGTAACGCGCCCCATCTCCATGGCCTTTCTCATTGCACGCCGATACATATACATATCAGCAGTCTCACGATCCTCTCCCTCTGGAAATGCGGTGACCAAAAGATAGATTGTGCAGTTCTGCTGGCTATACCAGCGCCCGTCGATTTCCACAGGTCGCAGAGCCGAATGACTGCAGTTACGCACGCCACGACCAAGAACCTGCTCCATCTTGTTCAAGTGGAACCAGCTATCAAAGACATAGAGCTCGCGGACAAATCGGAAGTCCACACCCTCGCTCGCCACCTGGGATCCAATAATCACTTTCACGTCCTTTCCTTCACTATTGGAAAAGGCGCGCGCATCCTCCACAAGCCGCCCATTGTTCGGCGACAGGGCTTGGGTTCCTGTGAGAAGAATATACTTCGCGGGGCGGAAGGAGTGAGCAGGATGATTATCTTTTCTCCCAACAAGTTTCGGGTGCCCAGTCTCACGGAGAGAGCAAAAGGCGCATTGGCGACCTCCACTCGCTGCTGAGAGGGCAGCTCCCTCTTTCAGAAACGGCACATCACGTCCATGCACCGTGTATCCGTTTGCCTCTAGCGCCAAAGCAAGAGGAAGCGCACCTGAACGAATGAATCGGCTGAAAATGAAGGACACGCCGACGCCGTGCTGGATCCTGTCCAAGATCAGTTTCGCTTTCGGAGACACATCGCCAATCGAATCGGCAGATAACCAGTCGCCATCGCCGCGCAAGCTGAACTGGACCGAGGAACCTGCGGCGGACTCCTGGAACATGGAAGAAAATCCCTCATTTCCCGTCGGCCGCCCCTCTCCAGGAAACAACCAGTTACCCGCCTCCACCATCTTTTCAATGGCGCCGACAGACACACCGCCACGCGCCGCAGCCTCCTCCGTGATATCCATATAACTCTTCAGTGAAGACCCCGTGAAGCGCACGGGCACGAGAGGAAGCCGCTTCATCAGCTTGAACTCCTCCTCCGAATTGAGCTCTTTTGATTCGGCAACAGCGGGCGGATACGAGGGCCAGCTACGGAAACGTTCGGCACCAAGAGGCATGAGGCGAATAGGGAATTTCAGGGGATTCTCGCCACGCATGAAACTCACATAGGCACTCGCGATCTGTCCCAAAAGTTCACGACCGATCTCCTTTCCCTCCTTATTCTTCTTCCAACCGGTTCCATCAAAAATATCAGTGGTTTGGATGCGCGCCCTCTTATCATTCAGCAGCAGCAAGTTCAGCAAAAACACAATCTCAATGTAATTGTTGTACATCGGTGTGGCCGTCATGAGCATGAGTTTCATTCCGTGCACATATTTCAGCAACTTGGTAAGGCTCGGTGTGAGACGTTTTCCAGCTCCAGCACCCTCCTCGTCATCCTTCAGAGAATCGGCATTGTCGTCCTCCGTTTCACCGGGAACATCGCGTAAATTGTGGGCTTCGTCTATAATAATAAGACGGCCATCAAATTCACGGCTGAAGGCGCGCTTCTCAAAAGCCCCCTGTGAACCAGTGCGATCGATATAGCTGCCGAATTTGCGGTAGCCCATAAAATCATAGCGTGCATCGATGAATGAGCGAACCCGATTCGCAATTACCGTTTTATCCTTTTCATACTCCATACCCGTTTGTTTCAGATAAAAGGTCTCCGTGAATCCAAGGGACGAATTGGGAATTGTCTCTTCGGGTGGAATCGTAACCAGGTCAATATTGAAAATGGTACGACGAAAATTCGGCTGAATGTTCGGTGGAGCGACAATAATCACTTTGCGATTGGGAAAGCTCTCAAGATAGGCCTCAGCAGTTGCCACGGCTGCGAATGTCTTTCCAACACCCACGCCGTGAAAGAGAAGTGCCGACTGATATGGGCATTGGGGAGATAGGTAGCGGCTGATGAATCTCTGTACCGTGCTGAGCTCAAAATCCTCGCCCATATCGCACGCCGTTTTCCCCTGCCTATCTAGCTCTTCTTGTGTATCAGCCACACTCTTCTGCCGATTCTCTAAGAACTCCCGCTTTGCAAAGAGTTTCTCGTGGAAGTTGGGATCCTCTGTGGAAGGATAGAGGCCAAATGCCTTTTCATATGTATCTTCTCTGGAAGGGAAAAGCTTGGGTGTGCGAGTTTGCATTTCTTTTACGATGGCCGTGCGAACCTCGAAATTAGGTTCGACTTCCCATCTATCTAAAAGTTCCCTTGCCGATAAGGACCCGAACTCCATCTACAAGTTGCTAAGAAACAATAAGCGGGCAGTAGTTACGTAAAAGACTGCTCGCCTTCAGCAAGATCTCCTTTTTCTCCACGTTATCGGGGCGAATCTTCTCAAGCGCCTCCTCAAGCGAAAACCAACCAATATTTCCAATTTCACGAAGCATCATCTTATTTGTCGGATCAACTGAAATCTCCTTTTCAGCTGCCATATATGAAAGATAATATTTATGACAATAGTGCAGACGATTTGTGCCAAAAAAGGTCTCCTGGATAGGATGCAAATTACGAATAAAACAGATGTCCTTGTCTGTGAGGCCCGTTTCCTCGAAGACTTCGCGGAGTGCACAGCTAAACTCGCTCTCATTATGATCACGGCGACCCTTCGGAAATCCCCATTCGGGCGTAACCCATGATGTCTTCACCTTCGCCATTAAGTCCTCAAGCTTAATTTCCTCGCCCGTCTCTGCATGATTGAATCCTGCACGTAAGGCCTCCAGCTTCCCCCTGGCCACCTCCTTTTCATTACGATAGGAATGACTGGGTGTATCTGGATCAATTCCCCAGAGATCCTTCCACAAGGTATCGAACGGAACTGTTAGAAGTTTCTCTTTCTCAACTGCGTTAAGCCCGTTCAGCTGATTCATGATATAATCGACATCATCCACCTTATATTTCCCTCTCATAATATCGACAAAACCTAAACTATCTTTTCGCTGAATAAGAAGGTACTGGATATTTTGTACCGAATGCTCAAGTCCCGAAATACTGCTCATATTCTGCACAAGCTCCTTCGATTGATTCCACCCACCTTTTACACGAAAGATGATCATTCCGTAACTGGTGATAGGCGCAATACAATTCCTATAATGATGCCCGTGTACGCCACAATTCATGCAGGTTGCAGGTTTTATTTTATGATTTGCTTGAAACATCACTGTTTCCTCTATTGATGCTAGTTTGGTTACTTTAGACCTAGTGCGGCAGGTACACAAAGAACAAATCTCTGTATCTAACAGCAAAGAAGAGTAATGAAGTTAAAAATGCCACCGGCTGTATGGGGACCCATTTTTTGGAATACAATTCACATTGTCGCCCTAGGATATCCATCTGAACCGAATTATGCACAGAAGAAAGCTGCAAAAGAATTCTTCGAATCCCTCACAATGCTTCTTCCTTGTGAAGTATGTAAAAAACATTATGTTCAACATCTTGCTCTGAATCCGATCACACCCCATCTTGATCGCCGCTCAGATCTTCTCAAGTGGACAATTAATCTCCATAATGCAGTGAACAAATCGCTTAATAAAGCGGAAATGATGGAAAAGGAAGTTATCCAGTACTATAAACGTCTTGGCAGTCTTGGCCGCAGTCCTCTCTGGACTCCCTCCGATTTTGCAGAAGGAGATATGCGTGCGAGAATCCAAGGAATTGGTATCGGCGCGGGGATTGCACTTGTTGCACTAGGAGCCATATGGTGGACTACTAATAAAGAAAAATGAGCCGCCTTAATAGTATGGTTCTTTTAAAGAGGGGACAAACACGTAAAGCAGATAAACCCTTTGAACCTTCGATTTATGAGGGACTTCGTCTTGCCACGAAGGAGGCCTCTGATCCCAAAAAGGAGGCCAAAAAGATTGTTCTTGAGCCCAAACTTACACCTGATCAGATCAAGGCGCGCGAAGGCACTTACTTCACCGATAAAGATATTGAGACACTTATCGATGAAGACGCGGATATCTATGGACTCGATGCAGACACAGGTGAAAAGAAGCTTCTCGCAAAATTCAGAAAGAATGTTATACCCAAGGACTGTGTACGGCAAGGCTGGGAGTCTTTCTATCAGACATCTGCCCCGTCCCGCAATCGCGGTGCTGCAGCTGGCCCGATTGATCTGAAGAGTGAATATTGGAAGAAAAGAAAGCCGATTGAGATTACCAAGTGGTCAACGCGCTATATGCACAATGGAAAACTCAGTAAGATGCGCGTGAATAATCTTGTCTTCAGCAGTGTTCTCGGTTTCTTCGAGAAGACACCCTTCATGGGACTTCCATGCCGTCTCACTTCCTACACACAACGCTATTTCAAACAGTACAGACACGGAATCCCCTATATTCAACAGCTCGGTAAGGTCTTCAAAGCCCTTGTACCCGACGCCTATGAGCGCCAATACAAGCGTGCATCGTCGAAGAAGGCCTACCAGATTCCTGAAACACCTTTCTCATCTGTAACAATCAACCGCAATTTCCGCACGGCTCTCCACATGGACGACGGAGATTTCAAGGAGGGCTTTGGAAATCTCTCTGTGATTGAGCGCGGCTACTACCACGGAGGTATCACCATGTTCCCTCGCTACAAGGTCGGATTTGATCTTCGTACTGGAGACTTCGTGGCGATGGATGTTCACGAATGGCACTGTAACACTGAGCTCTATGAGACGGCTGAGGATAAGGCGAAAAATAAGAAGTTGCCTCGTATCCACACAGATGATATCTCTACGGGAACAGTAGGTGCAGAGAAGGCATTTACACGCATTTCATTTGTCTGCTATCTCCGTGAGAAACTGCTCAACTGCAATGAAAAAGACACTCAGAAGTATTACAATGAGATTGAATTCCACCCCGAAAAAGGGTCGCTCCGCACAAAGAAGGGTACGCGCAAAATAAAGACATGAACTAATAAGTATGACCGAGGAGTATCTCCCAAGAAGAAGAAGGGAATTGGATTCATTAAATTCATTTAATCCATTTTCTTATCTCACAGGCACACGTGTTGCTGAGAAAAATCCTTTGCCGACAAAAAGCACTGATTTCTTCAATATAGGAAAACGTGGCATGCTTGATTTCTTGTATCCAACACCTTCGCTGAGACCTTCTTCATGGTTTGCAGCCGCACCTGCAAGACCTTCTTCATGGTTTTCTGCAGCCCCAGCAGTTTCACCTATTGTACAGGGGCAGAAAACCGCCCTCACCTTTTTTTCAGCAATCTTCTCGTATTTCTTTTACCTGAGCATAATCAGCTTTTTTATTTTTATGATATTGATCGTTGTCCATTACACGATCACACCTATTTTTAAATTCGATTCGACTGCAAAAGGTACACTTGATCTATCACAAGGTACATCGGATGGGCAACTTACATGGACTTCAGGTCCAGCTGCCTCAGATTCGCAACCCGTTCCACCCTTTAACAACCTTCTTAACTCAGACTACACACTCTCATTTGATCTTTTTATCTCACCAGACTTTTCCGCAATAAGTTCTCCCCGTGTTGTTCTGTATCGTTCAACATCGGTCAAGAAACTCAGTGCGACAATGGATATCTCAAAGATCCTTACAACATTTACTGATTCCAATTTAATTGTCTACGTTGATTCTATGAAAAATGATTTATATATACTTACACAGACAACAACACCGAATGGGCATGTTACACCTGAACCACTTCCTGTGATTAGAAATGTTCCCATCGGATCACCTTTCCGAGTAGGCATCATCTTCACATCGAATTATGTGGAGCTCTATATAAACGGAAAATTAGAAGCAACTCGTATCCTAAAGGGTACATTGATTGGCAGTATAGGCAGCTTCTATTCCCCTCCTTCCATGATGAGATCAAGTGTACGTGTTGCGAATCTCCAGTATTGGCCTCGTATTCTTACACCGAGCGATCTCCGTGGAGCTGGACCTGTCCTTCCTGATGCGACCTTTTTCACAAAGTAAGTAATGGGGCACTAACCGATGAATCATATGGTAATCAATAAAGTAAGAAAGATTTTTCAAAGAAAGAGCTTTCTTAATTTTAAGATCATATGGTAGGAATGCCGTGGTTTTACATATTAATGTTTATACTTTTCATTGCAATCATTGCCATCATATCTCTTACATTTATGCCCAAAAGCGCTCCTTTAACTAAATCACAGGATACGACTCCATACCTTCTTACAAAAGCCTCTGGAGTTCTCGGGAAAGGCGACATCACTTCATTCCTAGAAAGTTCTTCATCCGCTTTCCAAGGCTTTTTCTATATACTCCCCCTACAACGTACTTCTACGGCCGCACCCTGTGGAACCGGTGATGGAATGGCCTCCTGCGAAGACGGGCGTTATGATACGTGTTCATGCGACGACTTCAAATGCACGAACTGTGAACACCCAGGATATCTTCCACTCTTTACTATCAATGGAGCCTGTACAGTGGAAGTCCTTCCTTCTCCTGATGCGAGCCGGCAAGGAAAGGCAATGGCACAACTCGTCTTGAAAACGGAGGCGCCGCAAGATGCATCTGGAAACTCTCTCACTGATGCATCTGGAAACTCTATTCAAAATGGTGAAACGAGGGGATACTACATTGAAACGGTTGCACTGCCCCCGATCCCTATTCAAAAGTGGGTAATGGTGACTGTTTCAAGAACAGGCCGTCGCTTCGATCTGTATTATGATACTGAGCTGGTTGTTTCTAAAACGTCGCTCTATAATCTTGCAAAGCGCGGCCCGCGTGAATCTCAAATCAAACTGGGAAATCCCGGGCTCACTGGGTATAGTACGTATATTACAAAGTACCCGACAGGCCTTACACTCTTTGATGTTCAAAGCCACTATAAATCAAGGGTGGATACAATGGGAGCACCTGTTCTGAGCCAGCCCCTCCCTGAAATTGGAGGAAGTCCCAGCCAGTCTTCATCCTTTACTTTCCTTTCAAACATGCCATTGATAAAAGAATCATCTCCTCCTCCTGCAAACCCTCTATTTGAATGGGAAACTCCTTATGCTTAATTTTAAGTTCATATGGTAGAAGAATGGACAGCTTCAAAGCACCGGAATTTAAAATACCAAACATGCCTTCATCAAATCAGGGTGTATATAGCAGAGTTTCATCTGTGATCCCTTTGTTTCTGAATTTTGTGATTATTGTATGTGGGGTTGTTGTTTTGTATTTCCTCTATAACTACATTGTAACCCCTTCAAATAAATCCGACCAGGTCGTTGTATTTTCATCGAAGATAGCTGCAAACGCTGTCCAGAAAAGTTCATCGATTGCCCCGCTGTACGAAGGAGGAGAGTATACGGTGAATCTATGGGTCTACATTGCTGGATACAACACAAATCTCGGAATACGCAAGCACGTCCTTGAGATCGGTGGAAGCAACTTCTCCACTCTTCTCATTGCCCTCGGCGCCTTCAAAAACTCACTGCTTGTAAGGGTTCACACGAAGGATGCGTCCGGATCTCTGGGAAGCGGAGTCTCGGATTCCTCGGGTAACGAAGTTCCTTCTTCTGGCGACTACTCGGATCCCTCGATCGCAAACCGCGACGATACAAGCCTCACGACCAACGACAAGGACGTGCTGTTTACCCCGCTTCTAATGGACGATGGTCTTCTAAATGTGAAACCGATGTGCGACATTGAGACCATTGATATGCAGCGTTGGGTGCAGATCACTGTCGTGCTCAATGGCCGCACATGCGACGTCTACATGGATGGAAAGCTCGCGCGCTCGTGTGTCCTCAAGCACTATTACAAGGTTGATCCTACAGGATCCTCTATGCGTATCGCAGATCGTTCAGGATTTGATGGGTATGTCTCAAATGTAACGACATTCAAACACGCCATTAATCCCGATCAGATCTACCAGATGTATATGGCCGGCCCTGATGGAAAGTCTACCGATATCATTTCATACATAAAATCCCTTTTTTAATGCCTATCATCAGTAGATGTCATACCCTTCGTATGGAACCAATAGGGTTTATGGACAAAGCAGAATAGTCAGCACCCTAATGGCACAGACACCCATCGGTGAGCTTCTTCTCGCTATTGTTCTTGTTCTTGTTATCCTTGTCTTCTTCTTTACACTCGAGGGTCTCTATACGGCGTTTACGTACTCTAAACAAAAGATGACCCCGCTGATGAACTATACGGTCTCCTCCACCGACAGGACTCTTGCAGTCCACCAGGATCCTACGAAGTACCAGGATGCAATCCCTATCTTATTCTCCGAGAATGAGCCTACGGGAACAGAATTCGCATATTCCTTCTATCTCTATGTAAATGCGAGCACATTCACAAACTCCTCTGTTCTCTACCACGTCTGGCACAAGGGCTTCGGATGTGTCTGGCCTCTTATGGGCCCCGGTGTTTTTATCCGCGGAGACACCAATACTATGCGTATTGTGATGAACACCTATGCGAATCCGTACACGTATGTGGATATACCTAATATCCCTGTGAAGAAGTGGTTCCATGTTGTTCTCAACTGCAGACGTTCAGGCCTCGAGGTTCACATAAACGGAAATCTGGCAAACAAGATCCGCTTCGATAAAACGATACCGTATCAGAATTTCCAGGACATCGTCCTCTTTTCCAATGCAAACTATATTTTACAGGGATCCACCACGGCAGCCATCCCCGCGGATCAGAGTTTCCAGGTCGCTGGTGTCTTCCAGGGAATGATGAGCAGTTTCATGTATGCCCGGTATGCACTCTCCTACGGGGAAATTCAGGCCCTCATGAACGATGGACCCTCTACAACGATGAAGAGTGATACTGCTATCGTACCTCCTTACATGAACGATTCATGGTGGACCACTTCGTATAACGCTTAGAAAATGCTAGATAACAAAATCTCAGACCACAACGGAAAAGTGATGGTCTAAGAATTTAGAAACAGGTGGAAGATAGAATGACAGGGGGAGGTTTACTTGCCTTGGTTGCATATGGTTCCCAGAATGTAATTCTTTCTGGAACTCCGCAAATGACATATTTCTATAAGACATTTCGCAGATATACCCATTTTGCAACGGAAAATGTAACAACGGCGATGGATGGACCCAATGAACTCTATTTTGATCGCCCCATTCAGCTTCGTGCAAAGATCCAGCGTGTAGGCGATCTTCTCTGCGATCTCTATTTCACCTTTACGATTCCGGATATCTATAGCAAATACATCACTCCGAATCCAACGGCCCGTGTAAATCAATATGAGTTTACATGGGTTCGGTATCTCGGCGCTGCCATCATCCAGAAGGCCGCCTTTTTCGTTGGAGGACAGAAAATCCAGGAATTCGATGGTGCCTATCTTCTTGCAAAGGCCATGGCCGATTTATCTGTAGATGAGTTTGAGAAGTGGCGCGTACTCGTGGGCGACACAGATGAATTGATGAATCCGAGTAAGGGAATTTACGCAGGTGGCCAGACTGCATCCGGATATCCCAGCGTCTATCAAAATACACAGGTAGATATTAATAATCAGGCTAATCGTCCTTCTATCTTCGGCCAGGAGATCCATGTTCCTCTCAGTTTCTGGTTCTCGGAGGCATTCTCGAATGCCCTTCCTCTTGTAGGTCTCCAGTATCACGAGTGCGAGGTCCAGATCACCCTCAACCCGATTGAACAGCTCTATACCTACCTGGATCCTACTGGAAATCGTGTGGGCCCTAGCTACACAGTGTCTTCACCCACTTCAAGTTCTTATCTCAATATCCCCACGTATGCACAAAGCACCGATTCAAATGGGCGTATCAGTGCATTTCTAGCCGACTGGGGAGTTACACGTCCTTCAACGGACCAGTTCTACATCAATCCGCGAATCCAAGCGACCTACGTGTATCTCCCCACAGATGAACAGCGCATTTTTGCAACCTCTCCTCTTTCCTATGTGCTTACACAGGTTACGCCGCAGGTCTTTACCGGCTTAACCGTACGTAAGACTCTTGATATTGAGATTCACAATCCAATCACACGCCTTGTCTTTTTACCAAAGAGATCAGACTCTTCTGCACGCAACGACTTCTCCAATTTCACAAACTGGTCGACGTATCCTTTGCCTCCGTACAATCCCAATCCGAGCTTTCCCCTTCAAGGAATCCAGTCGCAGGCTCTTGCATCGGGTCTCATTGTACCGAATGGCCAAATTGGAATTGTACGTGCTCTTCGTGTTCTGTGTGATGGAAATGAAATCCAACAGGAGAAAACGGTAGATTATTTCACGAAAATCACTCCGTGGAAGTACATGAAAGGACAGACAAAGAACCTTTTCCCAGTCTATTCATTCGCCCTTCACAGCCCAGGTGTCCAACCTTCTGGAAGTATCAATGCAAGTCGTATTCGCAATTTCCAGGTAGAGATTGATGTATTTGAGCTTCCTGCGAATACATCGTACACCTATGATATTACGATCTATGTTGAAAATATTAACTTTTTTGAGGTGGCATCAGGTATGGGTGGCGTTAAGTATGCCATCTAGTGCTTGACCTTTCGGGTCTTTCCCTCCTCTCGCATGTCCTTCAGTTTCACCTCTGCACGTCCAGAGGCCTTGCTCAAGTTGAGCTTGGCAAACTCAGGATACTTCGCCACGATCCACTTCGCCCCCTCTAAGATACCCTCGGGCGAACGAATATCTCCCTTTCCCTTGTACTCCTGGAGCCCACCCTTCTCCGTATAGTAGGCCGTCTTGGGCGCAACGAAATTCATGCGAACCACCGCACCATCCGCCTTGTAAAAGAGAATGCTGCTCTCATAATCGTCCTTGTGCCCCATCTTGTTGAGCTTAACACCCTTCGGCCCCTTTGTTCCAGGATTGAAGAATCCCTCGAAGCAGGCAATGATATATTTCAGGTCCGTGGTTACCCGATCATTCATGAAAAAGCCATTCGCAACGGGATAGACACCCCAGAGACGGCACCCAGCCTTCTTGCACTCGTCGAAACCGCGTTGGATGATTTTCTTGAGATCTCCGAGCTTCTTCTCGCTACGCGGCGCCTTTGCATCGTACTCGAGGAATCCCTGGATATCATCATCCATGGACACAATGGGCTTACCAACAGGAAAGTAATCATAAATGAAATTACGGACAGGACCAATCCCTTTCACACCCACAATGATCTTTCCATACAGTTTCGGGTCGAGCGTCTCCTTATACACCTTCTCCTCATCCTTGTTCGCCACGAAAATATGGATGCGACGAGGCTCAATACCGTAGTGGCTGAGAAGAGGAAGCGTCTTCTCTTTTAATGTATCTGCCCTCTTATACGAGGGAATCGCCACCACAAAGTCGTGGAGTTTATTTTTCCGCGTGGGGCTCATGCTATTGTCTTGCGAGAAAAAAAAGGGCAACCAGTATCGTCGTGACTAAAAATAAGGAAGTTAAAACTTCCTTATTTTTATGTCATACGACCAACTAACCGATGAATCTTAAAATTAAGAAAGCTCTTTGAGCTTCCTTAATTTTAACTTCATATGGTAGGGGCTATGAGCTGGAATATATTTGGCACTACACCGGATCCGAATCAAAACAATCTTGCCATTTCATCTGAGTTTTCACAATTAGGCAGTGCCATCAAAAAAGGTTCTGATACACTTGCTATTGTAAAACAAATTCCCGGAGTTTTGCAAACAACAATCGATGACTATACAGCGATTGTTACAGATATAGATACATACCATAAAGGTCCCGCCGCTTCAGACACGTTAACAAACATTAATTCGAAGCGCAGTATATTTGAGCGGCAAACGCAGCAGTTTGTAGAGAAAAGTCAAGCAGATGTAAAAAACAAGGTTGATATTGATGCAGCAGTTGAAGAAAAGCAGAAGGAGCCCATCGATATCCAAGGAGAGGCGACAAGGACTGCATTACATACAGTCTATTGGATACTATTTACAGGCTTTGTTCTCTTTGCTGGATCAGCTGGAAGTAATCTAGCAGGTCAACTTTATAAGCACAGTGGCGCCTATACTCTATACTATTTCATTTTTACTGCAGGGCTTGCTGCAGCCTACAGTATCGCAGTTTCCTGGGGAGTCCCCTATCTACTCTCCTATAAAGATAGCCAGTTTGCACGTTTACTATCGCTCATTGTATTTCAGCTTTTCTGCCTCGCCATCTTTTTTTCAACGAGCGTGAGCAAAGTCCTTGCGTTTAGGGCTTGGCTACTTCCT